GCCGAACGGACCCCAGCCACACGCGCACGCCTGCATGTCGTAACCCGCTTGGGTCAGTTCCGCCTTGCACTCAAAGCACGTTTCGCGCTTCACATGCCCTCTCCTTTGAGCACGGCATTGAGCCGCTGGTAATCGTCGTGCGCGTACTTCTCCAATTCGGGAGGCAGCGGGACGGTGTGATAGATATGGGAGAGGGTCGCACTCGCATTCGTCGCAGCCTCACGCAGCCGGCTAACCTCCCCCTGCAAGGCGGCGATCATGTCCGCGTGGTCGTCATGGAATACGAACTGGCCTAGCTTCTCGGAAGTCATTCCGTCTTCGGTCCAGTCGAACCGCCGAAGAGCAACCGCCTCGTTCCGCTTGGGGGTGGTCATGGCGCGGCTCCGGTGGCTTTGGCGATGGCTCGTTCGGCGAGCAGCCAAGCCGCATCCGTGTGGCCGCGCTCGCGCAGCGCCAGTAATGCGCCAAGGAGTTCTGGCGCGGCGGCGATCAGGCTCGCATCCCACTCAGAGCAAACGGCAACGCGATCAATGCGTGCCTCGTCCGTTTCCATGCCGATGCAGTAGTCTGAGGCGCTACCATGTGGATCTTTGGTGGCCTTCCACGGCCCTGGCGTATGCTTCGCATCCATCTTCCTGCTCCTGTTAGGTGGTATGTCCTAGAGAACGGACCTCGTGACCCAAAGCGGCCAACTCCCGCAGACGACATATCAGGTCGTCCTCGATCTCGTTCAGTTCGATGGTGGTCCCGTAGACGCCGACCAGGTGCTTGGGACGCTTGTCCGCGAACTTGGGGTGGCTCGGACGGTACAGGCTGATAGCCCCGTTGTCGTCCACGAACACGCCCTGCCTACCACCACACGCATTGAACCGGATCGACGTGAAAACGTACTTCGCCGCGCGCTCGTAGCCCAGCACCAGCAGGTTCCTGCGGCGAGTGTAGGTGCCGCGGGTCACTTCCGCCTCGCCATCAGTTTCGCTACGCGGTCCTGCACTTCGTCCTCCGCTTTCAGTACGGCGGTCCGGATGTCGCCAATCAGCCCGTTGTCGCGCGGCACGCGGGTGATGGCAATTTGCAGGCCATCGGGGAATCGTGGGTCAAAGCTGACGGCATCCGTCCAGACCCACCCGGCGATCCACTGCTGGAAGGCGATTTGCTCCGCGTACTCCTGGGCGTGCGCACCATCCATGATGGCGGAATAGTGTTTGTGCTGTGCGTCGGGGCACTTAAATTCGGGGCCACCCTCGGCGCTCACGATGCCATCCAGCGACGCGCCAGCGAAGTCGTATTCGTCATGCAGCGCGAACCCTACCTGTTGCACCAGCGAGCCCGTCTCGGCCTCGTAGGCGGCGCGCGCGAAAGGTTCGAGTTCTACGCCTCTCAGCATGGCCGGCGTCACGAAGGACGGAACCGGCTGCCCCGTGATTCGCTCCACGGCCAGCTTCGTGATGAGGTTGGCCCGGCTGGTGGAGGGCGAGCCACCACGGCCCGGCGCCATCAGGTCTTTGGCCGTGCTGGCGCTGAACTTGCCAGCCTTCGCCGCCAGCCATTCCGGGGTTCCTTGGGGGTCATTCAGCAGTCGCATCGGTCGCCCCCGCCTTCTCGGCCACGCCCTTCAGGTAGTCCAGGCCGGCGGCGCCGACCATCGCGCGCTGCTCCTTGGTCAGCTTGCCCCATGCCTCGGACAGGGCATCCGTACCGTCGCCGGCAATGTCGCCAAGGTTCGCCATCAGCTGCTGCCGCTCGGGCGTGTCCTCGGGCTCTTGGATCAGGGCAGCGTGCCGACCCTGCTGGCGCGGCGCGGGACTGTACTCGGCATCCACGATGCGCTCGGCCTCGTCCTGCTCGTAGATGCCCACGAAACCGAACGCCAGTCGGGCGCACTGGATCGTCGCCTTGTGGCGCAGCATCCGGCGCGGGTGGGAGCGCCAGGGCGCAACGTCGCGGCGACACTCGGCCATGTACTCGGTCACGCGGACGGGATGGCTGCGGTCCTTCCGGTAGATCGTGCAGGTGCAGCTGTCGTCGTCCTGTTCGAAGTCCATGCCGTCGAACTGCGGGTGCGAATTGATGATGCGCGACCAGCCATCCACGCCGACCACCGGCACGATGCCGTTGTTCTTGTCGGGGAAGGCGTAGATTTCCTTGGTCCAGGGGTTGAGCGAATACTGCTGCGCCACGATCAGCAGGGCGGCCATCTGCGCGTCGGACACCTGCCCACGGAACGCGGTGGCCTTCAGGGTGGCGACCAGCTCCTGCGCGTTGCTGGCCTCAACGGACAGCGCCTTGGCGAGGTTGGTTGCTTGGGATGCGACGAGGTTCGTCATTGCGGTTCTCGGTTTGGTTTCTCAGAACAACGCAGCCGGCCGCTGGGACCGGCCACGGGTCATCCGGCGTTGAACGATGCGCAGATGACATCGCCTACCGTGACGGATGCGTGCGCGTCGCCGATGACGGTCGCTTTCACGTTGTCGGGGTGGGTGGCCCATGTGCCGTAGCTGTATTGCCACGATCCAAGGTCATCCTTCCCCAGCATGTCGTCCCTCCATTTCTTCTAGCGATTGCCGGAAGGGTGGATGCGCTTGGCCTCCTCCTCGGTCATGGCCGCGACCACGGCTGAGTCGTAGGTGTCGTACCCGCCGTTCTCTTCCTGCTCGATAATCCAGAGCTTCAGGACGCTCATGCTTGGTTCTCCCGACGGATGGCGTCCGTCAACTTGCGAAGGGTCAGGTTGTCCTCCGTCACGAAGGTGGCCAGCAGGTCGCGGGCTTCCTCGGCGGCGGCGTAGAGGGTGGCGGTCCGGATGGCCTCTTCCTCGCGCTCCCGAAGCGCCTGAGCGGCTTCCGCGTCACGGGCGGCCTGTTCCTCGGCTGCGACACGGGCGCGCTCTGCGGCCTCGTCTGCGGCCTTCTGACGGGCTTCGGCTTCTTGGCGCTCGATCTCGGCACGACGCTCGGCCAGTTCCGCCTCCTCCCGTTCGCGCTGCTGACGGGCTTCCTCGGCTTGGCGATCCAGTTCAGCCTGCGCGCGGGCCTGTTCTTCCCGGGCAGCTTCGGCCTGCCGTTCCCGTTCCTCTCGGGCTTCCCTGTCCGCCTCGGCCCGGGCTTCCGCAGCTTGGCGGTCGGCCTCCTCCTGAGCCTTGCGGGCTTCCGCCTGCTCGGCCTCAAAGGCGGCGCGCTCGGCAGCCAGCTTCTCAGCGGCGGCCTTGGCCTTGGCCTCCCGTTCCTGTTGCAAGCGCAGGATCTCGGCGGCCTGGCGGTCCAGTTCGGCGCGCTCTTCATAAGCCTTGTGCAGCTTTTCCAGTACGTTGCCCTTGGCCATGGATGCGGTGGGGTAGTAGACCTCATCGATTCCGTCCAGATCGTCGCCATCCAGTGCCGTGATGGCTCGCTTGATATCCTCGACCCCAGCCCCGAACAACTTGCCCGGCAGCGCCTCGATGTCGGCGATCCGCTTCGCCATGGCGGCCACGCGCTCCCGTTCCTTGCGCTCCTCCTCGGCCTTCTCCGCGGCGCGCGCGTCGTCCCATGCGTCCCGCAGGTTCTTCAGCCGGATTTCCTCCGGCTCGACCAGCGCCACCAATTCCTTCTGCGCGCCAACGACGGCATCGGCGAACTGGCGGGCATCCTCACGGGCCTCCTTGCCGGTGCGCTCGATGGTCAGGCGGGCGTCGCGCAGGTCCATGGCGGCGCGGTGCGCCTGGTCACGGCCGGCCTTGTTGGTTACCTCGGTGATGCCAACCGACTTGGCGGCCAGTTCCTTCAGCTTGTCGGCGGTGGTGGAAAAGGACAGCGCATTGCGCGCGCGGTCGATCAGGGACAGTTCTTGGGTCACTGGTGGTTCCTCAGTCGTTGGGTGAAGTAGGCGTTGAACCGCTGCTGCTCGGGCAGCTTGGCCCGGAACTGCTGCAGTCTTTGGTCGTTGTCGAGCGGCTGGCGCGGCGGCCGGCCGGGGTAGGTTCGCTCAATGGTTCGCTTGCTGAGTTGCATGTCATCCTCCACTGGCCCACAGGCCGATGAGCAGAATCCAGAACAGGGCGTAGACGCAGGTTCCCACGATGCGGTTGGCGTACTTCATGGCAGCCACACGGGGCTGACCACGCGCTGCCGGATCTCGCCGTACTGCATCGCGTAGTGGTGGCTGCTGCGCATGAAGCGGCGCGAGTGGGCCAGCAACAGGATCGGGTCCATGGTGTTCATCCGTTCGGTGACCATGCGGCCGGTGTCCTCGCGCTTGAAGGTGATGACGGGGCCAGTGTCGCGGCCCTTGATGCGGCGGCGCGCGAGGCGGATATGCGCTGCGGGCTTCAGGTCTTCCTTGGGCTCGGGCGCAGCGTCGCGGTCAAAATCGCCGTGCAGCCAGTGGTCGTGTCGGGTTGCCATGGTGTTCTCCTGTGGTCTTGTCCTGTTACACGGAGCCGGCGATCAGGACCGGCCATCCCATTGGACAGATTCCAGTTCTCGCGCAGCATCGCGGCCCATGTCCTGCTCGTTCTGACGCCGTCGGCGGTGCTCCAGGTACAACTGGCCCGTCATGGCAATGTCCCGTTCCCTCGGCGTCAGAACGAAGTCCAGCGGGATGTCGCGTGCATCGTTCAGGGTGTCGCTTTCGGTGACTCGCTTCATGGCCGGTTCCATTGTTGGGTTGCGTCCAGTATAGTTAGGCACAACCAGTTGCGCAACCAGTAGGAGAAGAGATGCGGACCATCAGCACAAAGCCAGCCCGCGGCAAGCGTTACCAGCGGGAACAGGAGAAGAATGCCAAGCGATCGGCGGCCATGTTGGCGGCGGCGGACGGCGGACAGAAGATTGTCGACATCGCCAACGCGTACGGCGTCAGCCATCAGCGCGCAAGCTTCATCGTCAGCCGCGAACGGGACAAGAGGGCAAAGGCATGATCTACCCCGACTACCACCAGACCACGCCGCTGACGCCAGCACAGGTCAAGGACGCGATCCGCTCGGCGTCAGCGCAGGATGCCGCGATACTGGCGATCTACAGCCTCGGCATCGCGCGCAGTCCATCGCAGGTGCATCACATGCTGGAACGTCTTGGCAAACGTTGGCCGCTGACCAGCATTCGCCGCAGTATCACGGGACTGCAGAAGAACGGTCACCTTCGCAAGCTGGACGAGTTGCGCATGGGGGCCTACGGAAAGCCTGAACACCTGTGGGAACGATCCGCCGACCCCCGCCCCTGCAAAGGAGAGGTATGAACAAGATCGTCCCGATTCTGACTGGCTGGGGCCTGTTCACGGGCCCTGAGTTCATGTTCATGGTTGTGCCCGACAGCAAGCCGCAGACCAAGGAGCAGGAGGAACAGAACCGCATTGCAGCAGCCCGCCAGGATGCGCAGTACGCCGATTGGATACGTCGCGGGGCTCCGATGCTTGGCGGCTTCGGATCGTCTCCCTGCCACTGCCAGTGCCGAGGAAAGCTATCGTGACCCGCACACCGATGGAGATGTCTGCTTACCGCACATATGCCGTCCGGGCGACTGCTAAGCAAACGGCCATGATGTTCCGAGAGGCCATAGCTGGTACGCCGTCGCTTTGGGATCGCCCATGTCAGCTAAGCGACGCCCAGTTCAATGAAATTCTGGATCGGGTTATCGCTGCTCACCTTGCGATTCTGGCAGGTCAGTGTGGGGAATCCACGTTCCTCCCACTACCGAAGGGCCCAGTAGCCCCCGCCTAACCCCTTGCATCCCCCTGAGAGAGGGGGCTTGTGCAGTATGTTGCGCAGTAAAAGAGAAGGCCCCCGGATCACTCACGGGGGCCTTTTGCATCGGGGGACAAATCCGATGTTGACACACTGCGGGGAGCAGGTACTATCGAGGTGCGAACTGGATAGTGGTCAGGACTATAGCACACCGAATCGGATGTGCAACATATTGCCCACTCTCCCAAATGCCCCGCAGGCTGCTCGGATAACGACGGCTGCCTGCCTGTAAGCGCATACCGTGGGATAGGGTCTGAGACAGTGCGGCGCCCCGTAGTCATCGCAGGGCGCGACCCGAACAAGGCGATGGCCGGTTGACGGCTCCATACAGGAAAGCCCCTGCCGGAACTCTGTAGCCCTTCGCTATGGATGCTTCCGGCTGTCCCACCACCAGGAAATGGTTAATGGCTAAGGATCTTAGAGGTTTCTGGAAACCACCTGCTGACTTGACTCCGATGACAAGAACTCAGGAGTTGAAGTATGTGAAATCTCGGTTACGGAAACGACGGGTCAAGAAGGGAAAGCAGCAAGCACCGAAGCGCCAGCCTGACGACAAGTTCTACAAGTCTCTGGAATGGCGATCACTACGCTATCAGGTGTTGAAGAATTGCAACGGTCGCTGTCAGTTGTGTGGCGCGTCGCAGCATGACGGCGTGAAGATCCACGTTGACCATATTAAGCCCCGTTCTCGCTATCCGCACCTGGCGCTCGTCATCACCAACTTGCAGTGCCTATGTGACGACTGTAATACAGGAAAGGGTGGCTGGGACGACACGGACTGGCGCGAACACATGCGTGCAATTTAGCTGTCCGGTTTAATTTCAAGGCTGCGTTCTAACTGACATGAAGCGAAAGTGTCCGCACTGCAAGAAGTCATTTCAGCCTGTGACTGGCGCAGCGAACCGCGCCGACAAAGCGGGCTCTCCACTGTATTGCAGCCGGGCGTGTTCCGGTCTGGCCCGTCGCGTCAACCGTTCTCCGGAGGACAAGAAGGCAGCCAAGGCCGAGTATGATCGCAAGCGCCGTGCCGAGTTGGGCGAGAGTCTGAGGGCGGAGAAGCGCGCGGCCTACTACGCCAACCACGACACGAACAAAGCCAGGGCTGCGGAACTTAGGAAGACGGCAGAGTACAAGGCAAAGCACTTGGTCTACCTGTCGACGCCCGAGTATCGCGCCAAGAAGCAAGAGTACGACGTAGAGCTACGCAAGGCTGGTTATGGCGACTTCGCCGAAACATGGCGGCTGTTGCTGGACTTGGAGAAAGAGATTCGCTCGCAGCAATCCAGCTATGAGCGCCGCAAAGCGCGGGGCTACTACACCCGCGCATCCATCACCCGAAGGAGAGAAGCATGGCAGGCCAGAAAGAACTTAACGCAAGCAACCTGAAGTCCGCTCTGTGGGACACCCTCAACGACCTGCGCGACAACAAGATTCAGCCTGGTCACGCCGATTCGGTGGCTTCGCAGGCGCGCGAGATCCTGCGGACCGTCCGCACCCAGTTGCTTGTCACGCAGCAGTCCAAGCGTGCCGTTCCCGTCGATTGCATCAACTTCGCGGAGAAGTGACCGATGGAGCCTACGGCCCGCATCCTCTACACCATGGCTGTAATCGAAGTTATGTCGGCAGATGAGCGGGCCGCATTCATTGACCTGTTCAATGCCAGCTATTGCCAGCACTGCGGCAGCGACCTTGTTCCGTGCCATTGTTCTAACGACGAATGATGGCCGTCCCACTTGGCATCCTGCGTTCTTTAGGTAAACGGGAGAGGAGAAAGACATGCAATACCGAGAGTACATCACGAAAGACAAGTCCGATTGGCCGCGTGGCGAGTGGGACAACGAGCCTGATAAGGTCCAGTTTCAGGATGAGGCGACTGGGCTTCCTTGCCTGATCGTTCGCGGGCCGTCTGGCGCTCTCTGCGGCTACGTTGGCGTTTCGGAGGGTCACCGCCTGTTTGGCATTGATTACAGCGATGCTGCTCGCGAGGATGGAGAGTGCCTTGACGTTCATTGGGGCTTGACGTTCTCTGATCACTGCCACCCGAGTGCAGATGAGTCGAAAGGGATTTGCCACCTTCCTGACGACGGTGAGCCTGACCATGTTTGGTGGTTTGGCTTCGACTGCGCGCATAGCGGTGACTTTTGCCCGGATCGGCGTTTCAACTGGCGTGATTCGGATGAGACATATCGGAATCGTGCTTACGTCGAAAACGAAATTCGTGGACTGGCCGCTCAACTCGCCAAGGGTTGAGCGCAACCCCGCGCATCAGGTAGAGACAGGAGGGTGGGATGAGTGAGTACAACTTCGAAGGTTTGACCCGAGCGCAAATGACGCTCCTGACCTATCAGGGCTGGTGGCAGTCGGATAAGGGGCACCGCCCGCGCCCTAACGTCAATACGGTAGAAGGACTGATGCGGCGCAACCTGCTGATTGAGCATGCGCGAGGGAATCCGCCGATCTACGAGTACGAAGTCCCCACTGACGTACACATGGCGTGGTGCGCGTACTGCTCAGTCCGCTAACCCCGCCGCCCAACCCCCTACCAACTGACCCACAACACAAGGAGAGGAAACATGGGTAGAGAGATCCGCATGGTGCCGCCGAACTGGGAGCACCCGAAAAAGTGGGAGCACAACCCGCGTAAGGGCTGGCGGGAAGTCCACATTCCTATGTATGACCGGCCATATCGTCCTGCACTGGAGGAATGGTTCGATGGCTGGCAGAAGTGGGAGCGCGGCGAGTACCCGAGTTACACCAGCGACGACTGCAAGGGCGACCCGTACTGGGAATATACCGGCGGACCGCCTCAGCCCGAATATTATCGGCCTGATTGGAAGCCGGAGGAAATGACCTGGTATCAGGTCTACCAGACGGTTAGCGAGGGGACGCCAGTAACGCCACCCTTTGCCACAAAGGAAGAACTGATCGACTACCTTGTCGAGAATGGCGACTTCTGGGATCAGGAACGACGCAAGGATGGAGATTCGATCATGCGCTGCACCCCTTGGCCGCGTGAGGAGGCGGAAGCATTCGTCAATGGTCCGGGGTGGGCTCCTTCTATGGTCATCGCTAACGGGAAGTGCATGACAGGCACCGAAGCTCTGGCGCAACAACCAACGCCGCCGCTCGGCGGGTAGGGGAGAAGGACATGGCACATGTTTGCATTCACGGCGCATCTTCGGATGACCGCAGGTACGACGGGCAATGGAATGCGCCTTTCTCGCAGTGTTCGTGCTGCGGGATTCGGTTCCCGTACATTGACAGCGGGTCATACGGTTCTAGCGGAATAACTTCTAGGACATGGCATCCAAAGGACAAGTGTGGTCGATGCGGTGGTGAACACGTTGAGGACCGCTGGCACCGTTCAAACAACAGCAGGCTTACACCATGATCTGCGAAACCCCCGACTGCGGCCAAGTAGCCCTAAGCGTGCTGACGACGACGTGTGGCCGATTCTGCCTTTGTGGATCGTGCATCGAGCAAGTCTTTGGAGTAGTGACCCAAGCGCAGGACGAGATCGGCGAGGCGTTACGGGAGACCAGCCATGCTAGTTGACTCCGAAGTCCTGATCCTGGTCCGTGAGGGTTTCAGCCTTGGAGAGATCGAGGCCCACACCGGACTGTGCCGCGAGAGATCAGATGCCATGTTCATGCGCGCGCTGGCCGAGATAGACCGCGAGGCTCGCAGGCAGCGCCACATCGAGAATTGCCGCAGGTGGAATGCGCGGAAGAGGTTGGCCGGTTTAGCGAGTGATGCGCGTTCTAGCTGATATGGAAGACAAGAGGAAAGGTTATGAGCTCAACAGACGGATTTATAGCGGCATTGGCATTCGGCGCTCTGTGTTCAGTAGCCGGATTGCTGACTGCGGCAAACATGGATATGGAAGCCGCCTATATCGAGTGGGCGTCCACTGTTTGCGATAAGAATGATGGGCTTAAGTCGCTGGATCGCACGACTGCTACGTGCAAGAACGGCGCGGAGTTCACGCTGGGTAATCGATGAGAAAGAAGCCAGAACCCAAGCGCGATTCCCCCACCTACCAGCGCACCCCGCTAGTGGTATCCAAGGACGGCAAGACGTTCTCCGTGGACGCTGCTCAGGTCGTGGATCTTTTCGCCGATTACAAGCGCTGGGGCCTGCTGGATAAGGATGGGAGGGTGAAGGGTGGCTAAGCTTTCGACACCTGCGGACCTGGAGCGGTGGTGTGAGTTCCTTAGGGGGCTGAAGCTTCCGTTGGAGGTCACTCAGAAGCCGTGGAAGCCAGCGCGCCGGCTTGAATCCAATGCCTACCTGTGGGCGTTCGTCTATAGGCCGCTGGTCGAGGTGGCAGGACATGAAGAGGGCGAGTGGCACGAGTATTTCTGCTGCCGATACTTTGGCGCTGTGCCCTACATTCGGATTGACGGGACAGAGGGCGAGCGGCCGGTGCGGACGACCACGAAGAACGAGGCAGGCGAGCGCGAGGTTTTGAAGGGACAGCCGTTTAACGATTTCTTGGTGTTCGTGGAATCGGAGTGTGCCAAGCGTGGTGTGTTCATTGAGAGGCAGGGGGCAGTGTGACCGCTTACTACAACGAGATTGAGCCTTACGTGGCCCAGTGGCTTCGTAACCTGATTTCCGAAAACCTGATTGCGCCCGGAGAAGTGGATGAGCGAAGCATTGAGGACGTTAAGCCCGGAGACCTGCGAGGTTTTACGCAGTGTCATTTCTTCGCGGGATTGGGCGGATGGTCTCATGCTCTACGCCTTGCCGGATGGCCAGATGATAAGCCCGTCTGGACTGGCTCATGCCCTTGCCAGCCTTTCAGCGCGGCAGGTAAAGGAACTGGGTTTGACGATCAGCGGCATCTCTGGCCGGCCTGGTTCCATCTCATCCGCGAGTGCCGACCTGCAGTCCTGCTTGGAGAGCAGGTTGCAAGCAAGGACGCAGAGCCTTGGGTCGACCTTGTACACGCTGACCTGGAAAGCGTGGGCTACGCCTTCGGGTGTGTCCCGTTCCCGGCTGCGGGCGTCGGTGCGCCGCACATCCGAGATCGAAACTACTGGGTGGCCAACACCGAATCACACGGTAGTCGATGCGAAGCCGCGACCGCCAATCACTTCCGGTCGCAGGCCAACAGACCCGCAAATCAGCGTAGCGGACATTGCGGTTCACCTGGCGGGATGGCCCTCTCCGACCAAGGCGAACGGGGATGGCGGTCACCAGATGGGCGAGGCATCTGCAACGGGCCGGCGGCCGGACGGAACGAAGACCCAGGTAACGCTGCCTGGAGTGGCGAAGTTCGCCGGATGGCCGACTCCGATGGCAGGGACGCCAGCGCAGAACGGCAACAACGCAGCGGGGAACAACGACAGCAGCCGGCGAACGGTGGCGCTTTCCGGCTGGGGTACGCCGCTGACGAATCATGCGAACGGATCGCCAGAAGCGTTCCTGGAGCGGAAGCGCCGCAGCATGGCGAAGGGTTCGCAATCGATGGGAGTGTGCCTTTCGGACTTGAACATGCAGGTTCAGGCGTGGCTGCCGGGCCCGGCCCGCTACACGGCTTCTGGCGAGCTGCTGACTGGCTGCTCTGCCGGGATGGAAAGTGGAGGCCAGTTATCGCCACACATGTCGCGCTGGTTGATGGGTTATCCGGTACAGTGGGATACCTGCGCGCCAAGCGCGAAACCGAAGAAAAGGTAAGCCCACATGCCTCGACCGATGATTCCGACGCCGCCGAAGTTTTGCCATCACTGCGGGGTTCAACTGACGCGAAAGACGATCAACGGGAGGATGGAAGATCGCGGGGTATTCCTACGCAGGATCTACTGCAATCGGCAGTGCATGGCGCTTGCGATGGTCAAGGAAACCTGCACCAGCAAGAGTCACACGCGGATGAAGGCGCATCGCCAAGTGAAGCCGGCATGCCAGAACTGCGGAAAGACGGGAAAGCTGCACGTCCATCACCGGGACGAGAACCCTTCCAACAATTCGCCGTCGAACTTGATGACATTGTGTCCCTCTTGCCATCGTCTTTGTCACTCGCCGCGCATGATGGCCGACGGATTGACGCCGAAGCCTTGCGCGCACTGTGCGAATCCATCTGTTCGGCAGGGTCTGTGCGGTACGCACCTGAGCAGGCTCAAGCGGTATGGGCATCCCTTGGCCAAGAAGCGAAAGACCGCATCGGGCTGGGTTTTGATGTACGAGCGTGGCGGAAGCTGGTTTTCCAGCCCCTAAGCACAGGGATACCCGGCCGCGTGGGACGACTGCGCGCCTACGGAAACGCGATCGTCCCGCAAGAAGCGGCCGAGTTCATCGGCGCCGTGATGGAGTGCGCATGATCGTCTCCAAGGCTCTCCGCGATAGCGCCGGCCACCACGAGGCGTATTGCACGCTACAGATCGCAGGCGTGTGCGGCGATTCGACCACGGCGAAGACAGCCGGTAATGTCCTGTGCCATTTCCGACTCCCTGGGGACGTTGGCGGCGCACAGAAGCCCGATGACCTGACGGCCGGTTTTGGCTGCGGGCCATGCCATAGGGCGATCGATAGCAACGGGACCACGCACGGGATCGAGCGATGCTCGGCCGAGTGGTACGGGTACGTCATGCGAGCCATGGTGCGCACGCAACGCTTCTGGACGCAGTACGGGTTCATCACGGTGAAGGGGCACAAGGCATGAGGCGCAAAGCAAAGACCGATTCAAACCAAAAGGACATCGTGGCAGCGCTCCGTGCCGCCGGCTGCGGCGTCATCGACCTTTCCGCCGTGGGTAAGGGAGTGCCTGACCTGCTGGTGCATCCGCCGACCTTCCCTGACTGCCGTATGGCCGTACTGATGGAGGTCAAGAACAAGCAAGGGCGCGGCGACAAGCTGACGCCGGCACAGGTCAAGTTCCATGCCGAGTGGAAGGGCTGGATTCACCGCGTCACCAGCGTAGACGAGGCCCTGGCGGCCATGGGAATCAAGTGAGCGGCGCAACGAAGGCCCGCAGGGGTACGCTGGCGAAGTGGGCGGATGGCCTGAGCGAGCCGGAGGCATCGGAGCAGTTGAAGCTGGCACGCGACTATCTGGCGATCCGCAGCAAGGGAAACCGCCGTTCGTCGGACGAAGTGAGTTATTTGCAGGCTCGCGTGTCCGCTTTGAGGCGCCGGCTCCGTGCGTTAGAACAACAGGGCGGATCCGCAAACCATACAGGGGGTTTGGAGTGAACAGTGACAAGGAAACAACAGACCCGCCCCGTAGTGATCCCGCTGGGGGAGCCGGTGGTGAAGATTCTGGCCGGAGTCGTCTTGGCGGTGCCGATCCTGAGCTTGATTTTCTGGATTCTCGATTGAGCCCGGAGACCCGAGAACTTCTGGCCCTGTGCCGCGCGTACTGCCGGCGTCGCCTGTTGGGATTGCCGGAAGCCCTTTACACGCCCGATCCTGGGCACTGCTGACCGAGGAGGTCAATGTGATGGCTAATCTTGCCGCCGGCCTCATGGGGGCTTTCTGCCTAATCTTCGTGTGGATGGGGTTCTTTCCCGAAGCTACGGCCGATGAGCGTCGCCGGTGGTGGATAGCAGCAGCGATTTTCGGGGTCATGCCAGCAGCCTACGCATTCAAGATCATGTTCCTGAGTTAGGAGGTCGCCATGGGCGGCGAGGAAGAGTAGAGTAGGATTGCGGGTCTCCCCACCCGCAGGGCCGGTGACATTCCCCTCATCCGCCCCGCGTGGCACCGGCGATACGGTGCGCTTCCATGCTACAGTTCCGAGCGATCCCACCGGAGCCGGTCATGGCCAACGACACCCTGGCATGGGGCCGCAAGGTCTCTCAAACGTTCCGGGACCGCGTGTTCTGGATCGGCGACGAGTTGGGGCTGGACCCCGACCACCTGATGGCCTGTATGGCCTGGGAGTCTGCGGAGACATTCCGGGCTGACGTGAAGAATGCCGCCGGCAGCGGAGCGACAGGTTTGGTGCAATTCATGCCATCCACGGCGCGCGCGCTGGGTACGACCACCTCGAAGCTGGCGGCCATGACGCCGGAAGACCAGCTCAACTACGTCTACAAGTACTTCCTGCCCTACAAAGGGCGCCTGAAGACCCTCTCCGACCTGTACATGGCCATCCTGTGGCCCAAGGGCGTCGGCAAGCCTGAGAGCTACGCCCTGTTCGTCAGGGGGCAGAAGCCGCTGGCGAACTACCAGCAGAACGCCGGACTGGACGTGAACAAGGATGGCATCATCACCAAGGCCGAGTGCAGTGCCAAGGTGCAGGCCAAGCTGATCCGCGGCATGAGCCCGGCGCACCGGTGGGTGGCCGCATGAGCATGCGCGAGGGGGAGCGGCGGAAGCTGAACATCTTGGAAGCCCTGATCATCTCGGCCCTGATCGGATTGGGCGGCATGATTATGTCCATGCGGGACAGTATCGTGGAGATGCGGGTATCGCAGGAAAGCACGAACAAGATGCTGGCCACGTTCCAACTTCAGATGGCCGGGGTTCCGGCGCTGGCTGACCGGGTGAGCCGGGTCGAGGTCAGGACCGAGAACCTGGAGGAAGGGCAGAAAGAGTTGCGGGCAACCAAGGGGCTGAGATGAGCGCAAGACAGGAATCTCTGAACATCGCCGGCGCCGTCATTGGGGTGTTGCTGGTTACGGTGCTGGCATTCCTGGCTTGGGCGCTGGTCTATGTCAGGGTTCCGCCCGAGAACGAAACGGCCATGAATGTCCTGCTGGGCATACTGTCGACCCAGGTAGGTATCGTGGTCGGCTTCTATTTCGGCAGCAGCTTGGGGAACAAGAAGCAGGCCGAGACTCTGGACAAGATGGCCGAGACGGCAAGAACGGTCTCTCAGGCAAACATTACGCCTCCCTCGGTGACGGTCTCGCCGGGCGAACAGGTCACTGTGGAGGGTAAGGAATGATCAACTTCGACCCATTGCGTCCGTATCTGTGGCTGATCAAGGCCGGCGCGGCGCTGCTGCTGGCGTCCACGCTGGTGTTCGGCGGCTGCCAGTGGCAGGGCTCACGGGACCGCGAGCGCATCAGTAAGCTGGAAGACGGCATCGCCGAGCGCAACACCGCGCTGAAGGCCGCTGCGGCCTCCCTGCAGGGCGCCGGCGACGCCATCCGCACTGTCAACGCGCAGGCCGAGGCCAACGTGCTGGCGGCCATGGAGCAGGCCAGGCGAGGATCGGATGCCGCCGCCGCCGCGCGTCGTGACGCCAAGAAAACGGCCGACCGTGTAGCGTCGCTGGAACGCGAACTAGAACGGGAGAAGACGACATGCACGGAAGGAAGGGCCAGGATCTGCGGAGTGCCGCTGCGATGATCCGCGTGGCTGTAATCACCGCTACGCTCGGACTGGTGGCGTGCCAGAGTAAGCCTCCGGTATTGCCCGAAGTGCCCAAAACTGTCACAGTCGTGGTTGAGAAGTACGTCTCAGTTCCGGACGATCTGACAGCCGAGTGCCCCGAGTACGAGCCGCGCGAGCAGTCGTACAACGAGGCCAAGCGGCTGGCGCTGATTCGGCTGGAATCGATCCAGGCGTGCAACAAGCAACTGGCGCGCATCCGCGCACTCTCGGGAGAGAAGACACCATGACGGCATCCGATTCATTCCGCGCCACGATCGGCTTCAGCATCCTTGCGCTGGCCGGCCTGCTGTTCGGCAACCTCGCCTCCGCACTGATCGGCCTGAGCGGGTGGGCTGCGTTCGGCGTTCTCGCCTCGCTGCTGTCGATAGGCTGCGCCTATGGCTCCCAGTTGTTCACCACGAACGGCCTATCGGCGGACGAGATGGTCCCGCGGGCTCAGAGCCAGACCGACGTGCAGACCCTGCGGGAGGCCGCGGCCTTCGCGCACAACTGGGGTCGCCAGCTCCAGCTATCGAGCCTGGGCACGGCCATCGTCGCCGGCATCTTCCTCGTGGTGTCGCTGCCGTGAAGGGCCGGCGCATCCGGTTCGATCGCCGTATGCCGCTGGTGGTGCTGGCGCGCACACGGGAGGAGGGCTTGGCGCACGCTGAAGCCAACCCGACGGACGCCGCGGTCACTTGGGTGGCCACCGACGACGCCGAGCCGATGCACAAGATGCCCCTGAAGTCCTTCGCCTACACCATCGTGTCGCCGCCGACGCTGGCGGTCTGGGCTGCTGCCGTCGAGCGCGGCGTTCCGTTGGGAGATCTGAAATGATGACCGAACGCCAAGCCGACCAAGCATGGGTTGAGGCTGACCGCGAGCGGAAGCTGGCGGCGGCGAATCGAAGCATAGGCCCGTCGCTCACGCACGTCCGCAAGATCGGCGGGCCGTGGCGGGCGCTCGGGCAGATTGTGGACCCGACTGTAGCCTTGCGCGACTCCATCGTGGCGCCGGACGGCTCCGTTCCGCCCATCTCCACCGAGTCGAACCCGTTCTGGAGGAGGGGTCATGACTGAGCAGATCGAAGCAACCGCCGACTTCGGCCACCGCCCCCGCCGGCTGGTGACGAACTGGGGCACCTGGGAGGTTCGCCTTCCGGTGGCCGGACTGGTGACCATGAAGCTGACCCGGGACGAGCAGACCGGAACCATCACGCCTTCGGCCCATGATGGCCAGGGCAACGCGATCGAGGCCGAGTTCGTCCGGCTGGATGGCGATGGGGGTGTGCAGTGAGCGACATGGACCAGAACATGCACACCCCGAGCGCTGGGGTGGCCAAGACCCTGAAGTGGATGAACCGCCTCGGCTTCGGCTTGGTCATCCTCGTGTGGGGCGCCATGATCATTTCCCCGCTGTGGGAGAGGGTGGTGGGGTGATGGCGGACAAGATCGCCCAGCCGGACGACGAACTGAGCGACTGGCTGCTCGGGAACGACAACGGGCAAAAGCCCATCCTGAGCCTGTGGACGGCCTACACCGACTACAACCCGGACACGCCGATGACCCGGCGCATGTTCGATGCCGCCGTTCAAGAGCATAGGGCAACCCGCAAGCCCGTCCGGGGAGCAGGAAGGCCGAGCATCTTCAGTCAGGAGACCATCGACTACATCTGCCAGGAGCTGGCCAAGGGCAGTTTCCTGACCGAGATATGCAGGGGCGATGCTGTGCTGGCCACGCGCGCCGACCCGCTGAACGACCTCCATACGCGACCGGATGTTATGCCGGCGCCGCGAACCGTTCACGAATGGGAGGAGAAGGACGACAAGATTTCCGCAGCGCTCGCACGCGCGAGAGAGATTGGCGAGGCCGCGCTTATCCAGGAGGGCCGGGCCATTGCGGACAATGCGTCCGAGGATTGGACGACGGACGCTGACGGCAACAAGGTCCTCAACCGCGAGCACGTCCAGCGGTCCAAGCTGCGCATCGAGACCCGGCTGAAGCTGGCGGCCGTGATGAATCCGAGGCGGTGGGGCAACTACCAGCGTGTTGACCATGACGTGATCGGCACGCTGGCGGACGACCTGAACGCCGCCAGGGATAGGGCGAAGGCGGCCGGCAGTGCAGACGAACCGCAAGGCTGACTACGAGGCGAGGCTGCGCTCGGACATCGGGGCCTTCCACGACGACCCGCTGGGCTATGCGCTGTACAACTTCCCGTGGGGCGTGAGGGGCACGCCGCTGGAGAAGCACAAGGGGCCGCGCGCTTGGCAGCGTCGGCGCATGATCAAGATGCGCGACGCCCTGCGCTCTGGGGCAGTCAGCAAGGGCGAGGTGCTGCGCCATTCGGTCGCCTCCGGCCACGGCATCGGCAAGTCCGCGTTCTTCGCCATGATCATCATGTGGGCGATGGACACGGCCGTCGACACGCGCGGCGTGGTCACGGCGAACACCGAGACGCAGTTGCGCACGAAGACGTGGGCCGAACTGTCCAAGTGGCACGGCATGGCGCTGACGCGACACTGGACGACCTGCGCGGCCACCTCGATTCACAGCAACCTGCCCAAGCATGAGAAGACCTGGCGCATTGATGCGGTGCCCTGGTCGGAGCAGAACACCGAGGCCTTCGCCGGCCTGCACAACGAGGGCAAGCGGCTCGTGCTGATCTTCGACGAGGCGTCCGCCATTGCCGACAAGGTGTGGGAGGTCGCGCAGGGCGCGCTGACCGACAAGGACACCGAGATTTTCTGGTTCGCCTTCGGCAACGCCACGCGCGCCACCGGCCGCTTCCGTGAGTGTTTCCGCAAGGAAAAGGCTAACTGGGACCACGAGCAGATCGACAGCCGCACCGTGGAAGGCATCAACCTGGTCGAGATCCAGAAGCTGGTGGACACCCACGGCGAGGACTCCGACATCGTCAAGGTCCGCGTCCGAGGAGTGTTCCCCGTGCTATCCGCCAAGCAGTTCATCTCCGAGAAGGATGTCGACGCCGCGTTCGGCCGGCACCTGAAGCCCGAGCAGTACGAATGGGCGCCCAAGATCATCACCTGTGACCCGGCATGGTCAGGGGACGACCCGCTGGTGATCGGCATGCGGCAGGGCCTGCGGTTCCAGGTGCTGCACACCATGGCCAAGAACGACGACGACGTGGCCGTGGCCAACATCATCGCCCGGCTGGAGGACCAGCACTTGGCGGACGCCGTGTTCATCGACTTCGGGTACGGCACGGGCATCGCGTCCATCGGCCGCTCGCTTGGTCGCGACTGGCGTCTGGTCAACTTCGGCGACGCTGGGCTGGATCCGGGCGACCTGAACATGCGCGCGTCGATATGGCGCCTGATGCGGGACTGGCTGAAGCAGGGCGGTTCGATCGAGGAGGACCAGGAACTGCGCGACGAGCTGCTGGGGATCGAGACCAAGCCGAGGCTGGACGGCAAGCTGCAACTTGAATCCAAGGAGGAAATGAAGCGCCGCGGCCTACCAAGCCCGAACAAGGCCGACAGCTTGGCCATCTCGTTTGCCTACCCGGTGCAGGCCAAGCCGAGGCATATAGACGGAACACTGGCCGCTGTTGCACACTTAGACCGTTATGGCGGTCCCAGCCGGGACGCCGAGGTCTACAATCCGATGGGATAGGAGGTGTGCCATCTG